CTGACGAGATGAGTGCGGACTAGGCCAGGGACGGAGTAGGTCATTTCACCATTTCACGCGATTGGCCCAATAAGCCGGAGAAAATTTGCCACGCGAAATGTTCGCCGCATGGCGAGCCTTGAAGGACTCGCGACGGCGCTTTGCTGCTGCACTTTCACCTTCACGCTTTGGTGAGCCACTGACTCCCTGCTGCCCGAATCGGATTAACCGAATCTTGTCCCCTTCCTTGGCCAGAACGGCATGGGATTTAGTGGGGTGGTTCGGTGTGCGCTTGGGTTGGTTGTACCCAGCAAAACGCTCGCCGCGATATTCCACCATCGGGCTAACCCTTATTCAAGGTTGCTGGTGATGGCGCCGCTGGTAACGAAGTTGCAGGTAGCAACGACAAGATCGCCAACGGTGGATGCAATATCCATGCTGGTGATGATGCCTGCGAAGCTGACCGAATCGGTGCCAGAGGTGGTGCCGGTGGTAAACAGCTCGAAGGTGGCGTCTGCAGTATCGCCAGTGGTCACGATGTCTTCGATGAACGCGGCTTGGCCGGTTGCATCAGGGTCGTAAACCAGCTCAACAGTGCCGGAGCCGGAAACAAGGCTGCCAACAAATGCACGGAAGGTGTCGCCGTGATCGGTGACATCCAACGTGTCTTTAGTGATGTTCAGCGTCCAGCTACGAGTACCAACGATGGTTGCGTTGGCAGAGCCCGCAGCGTCAAACTGGACAGCACCTTCTTCGCCGCGAAGAATGGCCATGACTAGACGTAGGAAGGGTCTATACCCTGAAGTCTAACTCTTTAGTTGCGTGTTACCACGCGATTTTCAGAGTCAGTCCAAGTGTGATCACCTGGGATTGGCTCAGTGCCGTACTCCCAGGTGTCGTAATCCTCTTCGTTACGAGGATCCTCGTCAGCCATGGTAACCAGTGACGATGTGTGGTGTTAAAGCAACGGTGCCAGATGAAATGGATGCGATGCGCATCCGGATCTTCGTGGCGGCCCTGCCGTCATAGAAATAGACGTATTGGCCGGCTGCGGTGATGGTTTTGCTGGTGTCAATCGTGAACCAGTTGCCGTTGCCGTTGAAATTGGCTTCTAGGGCAAGGGTGAAGTTGGCAGAACTGGTGACAGCTGCAGCGAAACTGTATTGACTGCAGTGGGCGTGGACTTCAAACCAGTCATCAACAGCACTCATGGCGTTGCCGGTGTGCTCAACCGTATTTGTAAAACGGTCAACAATAGTGGTTCCAACGTTTGCCATTACTTCTTCCTTTTTTTGGCAGTTTTAGCGGCCTGTTTGAAGGCTTTTGCAGTTGGAGCGCCTTTTGAGCCCGGTTTACGCATTTTTTCGCCTGAGCCAGCGGCAATGCGCTTGCGCTTGGCGTTGATGTTGGCGTACAAGCCAGGCTTTTTCTTCTTTTTTTTCTTCTCGTCGCCGTAATGACCAGGCATGACTACTTTTTCCTCCGCTTGGCGGACTGTTTAGCCTTGCGAGCCGTCTCAAGCGCAATAGCAGTCGCCTGCTTTTGGCTATACCCCTCCCGCACCAGCATCCGAATGTTTTCGGAGATGGTTTTGTCGGAGTAGCCGCGCTTGAGGGGCATGGCCGAAGGCTTGTTGCACCTAGCTTAGGCGGTTTTGGACCAGCCAACTAGCTGCACAACCTTCATTTTCCCCTCCTCACCACGCCAAGTGGGCCTTAACAATTTGACGGTTGACGGCAAAACCTGCTCCAACTCTTGGATTGTGTTCCACTCGTTTTTACAGTCAAGGCATTTACGCTGCCTCACAATTTGACCTGCATCGGTGTAATAGGTGCCAAACACCCTGATTTCACCGCTAAAACATTTTGGGCAGGCACAAAGAGAGTACCGCAGTGATTGGGCGACCATTGAACTTCAATAGATTCGATATGATGTTTGCCCCAGAGTTTCTGGCTTGGCAAGGTTAAATTGCTGCAGAACAAGATAACCAAAGGCGTCGAAAGCGTGGTCCACACCTAGGTTTTTGTTCGGGAGGCCAGTCCCTGAGGCGTAAGTTAATGTACGCAATGCCTTGATCAGCTCCTTGCAACGCGGATGGATCAGTGTCCGTCGCGCTCCAGTAGCATCAAGCAGTGCTGTATTAACCGCTGTAATCTTATCTCGCACCTTCCATGGTGCGCGTGGGGTTTGCACAGTGAAACCTGTCCTCCGCAAAATTGAGTGGTCCGTCATCCCAACACCACTCGTCTTCCTTGCGCCGCCAGTTGGGTCAGGACAAGCGATCACACGCCGGTCAACGCCATATCGCCTGGTTACCTCGTCCGCAAAATCCCACGTGGTCGCTCCACCACGCAGCATGATCTCGTCAAATACATAAAGCGTGTCGTCCTTTTTGACCGCACAGATGCCTGACATCGGGTCAACGTTGAAGTCCACCCCCAGTAGCAGCGGCAAAACGTTGATGTCGGCGGCCTCAGTGCTGATATTGGCGTCACTAAAGCTGACCGCCACCAAACCGCTGAGATTCTCGAAGCTTGCCTCAAATTCCTGCCTAAATGTCCTCGCATCTAGCTGCGCCCTGGCCGCTTCAACCTCCTCTTTCGCAACATTGCCCCCCTCAATCGTCGTATAGCTCCACCGCTGCCAATCATTCGTCTCATCCTCCGGCACATAGCACCACAGGTCATAAAACCAGCTAGCAGTACCGTCTGGCGTTGAAATAAAGAGCGCCCAGCCCTGTTTATCCGCCAAAGCAGGTCGAATCACCTCAAACCAGACCTCAGAATCCATAAACGCCGCCTCGTCCAAAACGACTCCCGCCAAACTGCGACCCCGCAACGCCATTGCGTTCTCAGTGCCCTTCAGTTCAATCAACGATCCGTTGACCAGCTCGATTTTCAGGTCGGTTTCGTTCTTGCTTTTGATCCAAACCTTCGGCACCAGCTTCTTCAACACACGCCAGGCAATGTCCTTTGCCATCCGATACGTCGGGGCGCAGTAAAAAAATGTCTCGCCAGGACGATTGATCGCTCCACGAAGCAACTCAATGCACGCCAGGTACGACTTGCCAAAGCGTCGGCCAGCTACAAGTACCCGGAAGCGTTTGTCGCTTTGAAAAACTTGCCCTTGCGACCATCGCAAGCTGACAGGTGGGGTTTCTACGGCCATGCCGCTCACCTTACACAGGTTTTTGACCCCTACCCCCTCCTATAACAAGCCTCAAAGGGTATTATCTGGTTACTGGGCGCAGTAAACAACGTGGCAGAAGAGCAACAGGAAGCCCCCAAACGTCGCTTCGGTGGCCGCACCACTACGGATGCAGAAATCGAAGACCGTCGTCGGCGTCTCTATATGAGGCAGCTGGACGGGCTTTCCGCTCGGGCGCTTGTTTATCAGCACTCTGAGCGGGAGGGCGTTTCCGAGAGGACTGCGTGGTCCGATTGGAAGGCTGTGCAGGAGTGGTCCCAAGAGGACTGGATGCGTGACCGCGACAACATGCTCTCGCGTCTCCAACACATGCGTACCAAACTCTTCCATCAAGCAATCAAGAAGGGGCAACTGCAGACCGCTGCGCAAGTGCTTGATGGCATCGGACGTGTGATCGGTGAATCCACCGAAACAATCAACATCCAGGCCCCCGATTTGAAAATTCAGATCGAAGACAAAGGCTAAAAACTCGACCCCCACCCCCCCCAGAGACGTCCAGCAATGGGCGTCTTTTTTATTGCGCATCATTGCTAGATCAGGGATGTATGTGCAGGTTCCCCGCCTTGCGTTACACGTGTGACAATCCGCAACCTGTCCCCCCTTTCCCCATGGGAGGCCATCCCATGCCTTATACTTGGATCAAGCAAGAGGAGATGGCTTCAGACCCCATCAACGATTGCCGCACCTTGACAATCTATCTCCATGGATCTTCACACGACCCATCGCTTCAACTGCGCTGGCGCTGACCTGGACCTTTCGTCCTACTCCGGCGTCACTGTGACAGCGGAGCACGCAAAGGTCGAACTGGCTCGCATCTCATCCGAGACGCTCCAAGCGGCAGTCCTCTCATACGTTGGCTGTCACACCTGGCGCGATCGCGACGCCCAACAGCCTGACCAGTTCCTAGAGGCTCTGATCGCTAAGGCGACAGACACCCTTCGGGAGCGTCAAAGCTACCGGGAACAACAGGCCAGCGCCTGACCCTTGCAGTAAATCGCCAGTTTCGGCAGTCAATCGGGGCTCACCTGCTCCTATCGGCTGCCGTCTTCTGGCGTTTCCGCTTTTTCAGCAGTCCTGAAGCGAACAACGACGAAACCAACCTTTCTCCACTTCTCAAATGCGACACCAAGTCAAAGTCTGGGCAGGCATTAGGAACGGCTGGCAATGCATCGGGCGACCCAAGACACACCAACAGGCAGAGCGCCTTAGGTGGTATGTCGAGCGGATCCGTCCTGAGTATTGCTACCGGGTGGACACACTCCCTTTGGAGTTGCCGCCTTTCCTTTGACGTACCAGAAAACACAAGCGCCCGGCCCATTGGTCGGGCTTTCGTTATGACCTATAAGATCATCCGTTTTTACGCTCCACACATCGACAAGCAGAACCGAGTTATTCGGCGCGGTTTAACGCTTGAGGCTGCCCAAAGCTGGTGCCGATCGCCTGAAACCCGCAAAGCGGGCGAATGGTTCGACGGTTACGAGCAGGAGGCCTGATCGATGAGGAAGATAGAAGCGCAAACCGTTCAAGCGATCCGGGCTCTCTTATGGGACCCTTCTTTTTCTGGCTGCTTTTGGCAGGCTGACAATATGTCAGTGAGCCAGACGCACCAGGGGATCCACGGGACAATCGGCTATGGGCGCATTATTTCGGTTCGCCTCCATGGCAACGAGATTTGCGCCATCCGGCCTGATTGTGAGTCGATGTGGCTTTCTGATTGTGGCTGGCAAACGGTCACAACTAAGGCCCGCTTGAATCTTCTTTTGGGCTGCTTCGCTCCAGGGTATGGAGTGTTTCAGCACAGGGGGGAATGGTTTGTCTCTGGCTTTGGCGGAGGCGACCAGCTTTGGAGGGAGCCAGACAAGACCCAAGGGTCTCTGACTTTTCCTTTTAAGTTGAACGCCGACAACTGGCGTTTAGATCAGGCTTATAAGATCGCAGGCCCAAAGCTTGCGAGAGCCAGAGCATAAGGAAGGCCGCCGATTGGCGGCTTTTTTTATGGGTACGTTCCAGAGTCGTTGCGGATATGGATGAGCCAAGAGCGGAGGTGAGCGAGGGACTCACGGGCTAGGTGAGGGTGGGGGTCATGAATGGCGTTATGGAGAGTGGAGAGGAGGTGGTTCCATTGGGCGTCAGTAAATGCAGGTTTGGGCTGATCAGGCTGAGGCTGGCCGTGAATGGCAGTTTTGATCAGGCTCATGGGTTGACATCCCATCTCGATTGACCCTATCCTACATGGGATGGTCACCCATTGCCACGCTTTCCACTGAGTTCCATGAATCTCATCACACTCTCAGACGCCCCGCGCGCGTTCGTCCGCTCCACACTCAAGAAACAACAAGACGAACTCCTAGGCGACCTCAACATGGGCAACCTGAGTGCGCCTGCCGCCGATCTCCTCAACGATCACTTCGACCTGATCCGAGACTGCATCACCGAGATCGACGATTGCAAAACGCCAAAAGTCATCAAGGCGCCAACGTTCCAGCAAGCAGCAGAACCCGCCTGGGAAGGAACCACGTCTGCCGCCAAAGTCCTGGGCGTTGAACCGAAGAAGCTCTACAACCTCAAGCAAAACGGCAGGCTCCGCCCTGGCTACCACTTCCGCAAAGAAGGTAAGGCGATCACTTGGAACGTTGCCACCGTCGGCCAGTTCCTTTCTGAGAATTCTCACTGAGAACAACCATGAAACTCACCACCGCACAACAGGCTGCACTCTCCGAAGCTTCCCTCGTGGAACTCCGGTCGCCCCAGGAAATGCTCTCCCTCCTCCTCATGGAAGGCTTGCGCTTCTACTTCACTGATCGCGAACAGCAGTGGTATCGCAAAGACGATCAAGGCCACCCCATTCGCTTCAAAGAAGACGACTACATCGACCAACTCCTCGATGAACTCGTCACCCTTTGCCAAATCAAAGAGTTCATCAACGAAAACCCTCGGCCATGACGAACCAGCAACTCCTCGAACGGGCAATGGACTTGGCGATCCATGCCAAAACTGACGCTGAGTACAAACGCCATCGCGCTCTCATCGACAACCTGCTCAAAAGCATGAACGATCGCGATCAGGCCCTTCGCCAGGCGTACCAGTCAACCCGAAACCGCCTCCGCGATTCCTGGAGGACGCATGACTAAACCCACTATGCGCTGGACCGTCTATGCCGGTCGAGGCGAATACCACGGAGAATCCAAAGAGATCGCAATGCTCAGGGCCCAAAGGGCCATCGAGACTTGCAAGCTTCGTGGTGAGCCCTGGGGTTACTCGCAGTCCTGGTGGTATCCACGCACCAGATGGCCTCAAGTCCTTGTCATCGACCGTTCGCTTGATAAAGACGTGGAAGCCTTCAACTCCACTACCAGCGACGAGAAATTCCACTGGACTGACTCCTCTGGCAGCCGCTCCGTCTGGTGGTGGGGTGATGTGGAGGCAACCAGCTACGACCAGGCCAAGGACCTCCCTGAAGCCGTCTACGAAGGTCTCCGCGTCTTCCTGCTCACCCGTGAAGTCAACCTCACTAACCAGCTCTGCCTACGCATCCCCGACCCAGGGCTAGGCATCGTCCTGCCTGAAGAACGTGATGCCCTCCGTAAAGCAAAAGGAGATGGCCAATGGCGCTAACGCTCCAACAAAAAGAAGAGATCTTCGCTGTCATCCGTGACCTCCAAGCTGATGGCTTAGGCCGTAAAGCAGT